TGCGAGGATGTTCCTATCGGCCTTGCCACGCAGCGCGAGCATATTGATCTGCGTCATGTCGGTCGACCCCGCCACCGTCAACCCCAAAAACTGCGCGCCCTGCGGCGCGGCATTATTGGCGAGCGTTACCTCGAATTGATAGCCTGCGGGTGGGATAGATATCGCTTTGGCGGCGTTACTCGACAATTCGGTGTCGACGTTCACGGTCACGCCCGTGGTACCGGCGCCGGCCCACACGCCACCAATCGCCGCGTTGATGGATTGCTTCTCGTGCGTGGGCGATCCGCCGTCCCAGAGTTTGGTTTTCAAGAGCCACGAACTCAACGTCGCGGATCCGAACATCGTATATAGGGTCGTATTAGTTCCATTGGTGCGCAGCGCATAGAGCGTATAGACGCCGCCGACTGAGATCGACGCCATCGCCGTGGTCAGAAGGCCCGCGCCAGTCGTATAGGGGAACGAGAAAACCCACCAGCGACCGCGGAAGAACATCACAAATAGCGGTCGAATCGTGCCTGTCGACGTAAAGGTATCGGTGAACAGAAACTGCAGTACTGCGCACAGTTCGCCGCGAATCAGCACGGAGGCGCCATAGATTTGAGACCCACCAAAGGTGTTTTGGATGATCCCCGAGATCTTCTCCGAGATTTTCTCAGGCGTCGCGCCCGCGAGAAGATAGATACCCGCTACATTATAAAATATGATCGCGCGATAGTAAGGGAACACTGAAGCGGGCGCGCTGCATCCCACGGACGCCGTCACATTGATGCGCGAGAACGATGTCACGCCGGAACTCACCGTCACATTCGAGAGCGCATCGATTGAGGTATCGCCAAAAATGTACAGGTAGTTGTTGGCCGAATAGAGCACGGTGATATTCGCATGCAAGTACGCATCGGGAATCGAGAACGAGCCGCCGACGCCGCCGAATGAATCATAGGTGTCGATGTCGGTGAAGTAGACCGTGCGCCCAAGCCCGATCCAGACCCTGCCCGCATAGGTTGCAATGCTGGTGCCGCCGATAACGTCGCTGGAGGCCACGCTGAACGTGTCGTACAGGGGCGTGCCCGCCGCGCCCGTGTCGGTCAGCGTGTAGGTCGTGCCAATGTAGTTTAAGCCGCGGGTGACCACGGTCGCGGAGATGGCTTTGATGCGGGTGCTGAAGGTAGCGCCCGTGCCCACGCCCGTCGTCGCGATCACGGTTCCAGTTGGGCCCGTCGCTGAACTCACGGCAGTTGCGCCCGTGGCAATCGGCCCGGGATAGTCGCCGCCCGTGGAGAGCGTGATCCCGGTGATCGGCCCCGTCGCCGCGCTGCCCGATATCGAGGCGACCACGATGCTGGCATCAGTCGTCGGACTCCCGTCCGTCAGAGTGATCGTATCCCCAACCGCATAGCCCGTTCCGGCTGTGACCAGAGTCACGGTAGATACTTCGTAGACCGCCTGGACGCTGCCCCCGGTGGGCGTGCCCGCGCCCGTGAGGGTTGCGTAGACCGTGGAGCCACCAGCAAACGTGTTCGCGGTCACGAGCGTGGACGTAGTTAAGGAATTGTTCTGCGGCGTCAGCGTACCCGCCGTCGTGACATTCCAATCCCAATAGCCCGCGGGGTCAACAATCAGAAGGCCCTGGTTGTTGTAGGGCGTCGCATAGGTCTGACCGGAGGTGAGCCCCGTGATGATTTTCTGCCATGAAAACGCGCCCGACAGCAGCACGATATAGCCGTTGCCGCTCGCGGCGAACACCACGAATTGATAGTTGACGCCACTTTGCGTGAACGTCGTCGTATAGGTGGGGCTCGTGGCCTCGTTCACCGAGGTTTGACTCGAGACAGTGGGTACCGGATAGAGCGCTCCCGCGGCCACGGGGATTGCGTTCTCGCACCAATAAAATTCGTTGTCACTGATCGCTTCGCGCGCCGCGATGTTGTTCATGCCCTCGAATTCACGCAGGATGAATTCGGGGTTCTGGCCGCCTGCATTGGCCGATTTAGCCGCCATAGACGTCCGGCAAACGGCCCGTGTAAACGGAGGTCACCTCGCGCACCCGGCGCTGATACTGCTCCAAGAACTGCTGCGCCTCGCCATAATTCTGCGCATTGTTCTTGGCGAGATACGCGGCATAGAACTTGATCGGATCCTGGCTCATCGGCGGGATGGCGTCCGCCGTCGTCGAATCGCCGATCGCGTACGGCGTGGGCAGGATGATCGAATCGACTTCGATGGCGTAGGACTGATCCGGGCAGGGCCCCACGAAAATGCTGTTGTCCCCATAGACCGCCCAGGCCACCGGCTGGCGCTGGTAGGAGGCCGCCAAGAAGGGGCGGAACCAGGCGGAGAACATGCGCCACGGATACCACTGCAGCGAGTATCGCTCGGTGCCCCACAGCAGGTTGACCGAGAGAATGTCGTACGTGAGGACCGAGATGACGCCGACTTGCGCCGTGGCGCCGGCGCCGGCGCCTGAATCAGTGATCGTGGCAACAGGGGCTGAGGAGTAGCCGCTACCGAAGTTCGAAAATGAAATGGCGTTGACCGCGCCTCCACTTACGGAGACTGTAGCGGCTACGCCTGAACCCCCGCCTCCACTGAAACTAATCGCAGGAGCTGAATAGCCTGCCCCGGGCGTAAGAACAACCCCACCGTCGACGGCGCCAAATGTGTATTGCTCAACGCCGCCAGTGACGTACGAATTCTGGAGCGTTCGCAGACAGCCAGTATCCATGACAGTTTGTTTGCGCGCTTCATTGATGTAGCCGTCGATCTGCGATTCCGTCCAACGATTGCCGTTGGGATCGTGGAGCAGATCGTAAACCTGGAACTCATAGGTGCCGGGAGTGGTCGCGGGCGCGAGGAACGTCATGCATTACGCGGCTTCGGATTTGCGCGTGTGCTCGAGCATCGAGGACTTGGAGACCATCACCGCCTCATCGAACACGAAGCGCGCGAGCTTCTTCACGCCGTCGAGGTTCTCGACGTAGGTCTTCTTCTCCGGATCGTAGGTCATCGACCAGCCCAGGCGCACCAGCGCCTCCGACTTGTCCGGCAGGTTGAAGGCGAATAGGTGGGTCGCCGCATCGCTCGAGATCAGCACCCGCTCGCCGGGCGGGAAGACGAAGTCCTCGCCGTCATAGCGGTCCTGGTGCACGAAACTGTTCTTGTTGGTCACGAAAATCTGCTTAGCCATAGGTCAACTCCGGCTTGGATGCTTCACATGCCATGCCCACCAGCGGCGGGCCATGGCCTCAGAACGATTGCAGCTTGACGACATCGGACGCACCGCCCACCACCGGGGTCTGCACCGCCACCGTCGTCACCGTGCCGGCCGCCAACTGCGTCCCCAGCGCGAGCGTCGGCACCGCCTGGATGTTGACGCCGCCGAAGTTGTTGCCCGACAGGGTCGTGATCCCAGTGGTCGCCGCCGTGACGGTGGGCGGGAACTGCGGATTGGAGATGCGCTGTGCGAATGACACGGACGTGTTGGCCGCCGGGGTCGCCACGGTCACGCCGCCCTGAAACAGGGCATACGCGCCGGTGTAGCCGACGCCCGCCGTGGTGTTCGTGATCGAGGTGATCGTGAAATTCATGATCGCGGTCGCCGTCGGCGCCGGGTTCGACGTGCCGCCGTAGGTGAAGGTCGGGACCGCGGTCAGGGCCGTGCCGTAGTAGGCGGGCCACATCGCGAGCACCGAGCCCGTGCCGGTGTTGCCGTTGTTCGCGGCCAGCCACCCGATCAGCGCACCACCGCCGGTGGTATCTCCGGGCTGCGGCACGATCGTGATGCCGGGAAGTCCCAACAGGCCCGCACCCTGGTCGATCACGGTGATCGCATTGATCGCGCCGCCGGAGATCGTGCACACCGCGGTCGGCAGGATGTAGGGCTGCAGGCCCTGATTCGCCGGCGGGGAGAAGACGATGATCGGCGGCTTGGTGAAGTTCGCGCCGGCGCTGGCCGTCGCCGACCCTGCGGTCGCGCCGAACGTGCCCGTGATGCCGTAACTGCCGTTGTACACGGCGCCGGAGAACGACATCGTCGCATTGACCGCGCCGCCGATGATGGCATTCCACAGCGATCCGCCCGCGGAAGGCGTGATGGTGAACAGCGCGTTGCCGGCGGTCGTGATGCCGTTCTGAATGGTGATCGCCGACCCCTGGCCCTGGCCGAACTGTGAGTAGCCGTAGAACCCGTTCGTGCCGCCGGAGCCCGCCGCCGTAATGACGGCGCCCACCGGGCACCCGGTCGAGTTCGCGATGCGGTAGCTCACGCCATCGGAGGATACCGACACCTGACTGTAGGGCGTGACCTGGACGACCTGCCAGTTCTGCGTACCCTGGTCGAACACCTGTAGGTTGCTGTACTGGCCCAACTGCAGGTTGAATTGCCCGGTGAGCGGGTTGTTGGTCGCGATCTGCGGCGCGAG